CTTGCGGACTCCCACCCCTTAGGGTTGACTGGCGCGCTCCCGCGCCTCGGTCACCTTACGCACCCGGGAAAACCTGTCCGGGCACGGGGTGAAGGTTTGTCGAACCTATATAAACGGCCGGTGGATTTGTGGCTCACGACACCATTTGATAAATGAAAGCCAACAGGAGTTCACCCGATCCTAAATCGGGGAGGTCTTCGGACCGAGGGACAAAACCCTAAATGCACCGTGGTGCCTGGTCATGCGTACATGCGAAGACAACTGACCGCTGACAAATGAGAAACTTTGATTACGCCTGCGTATTCGAAGCCTTTCCCGATAACTCTCTGCAGGTTGCCCCTGCCGAAGACGTGACGCGCCCTTCAGGGCTTAACAATCCCACTCCCCTGATCTCGGTCAGGGCCGCCAAGGAGCCCTCGGGCCTAGAAGCGGTTAAATTGGTGGGCTCGCACGACACTAGGTCCGTGGGGCAGGAAAGGAGCATGCGTGCGCGCCCCTGCTCGCCCCGGTTTGAGTTATCGTCCCACGTGGAGGACATTAAACGAGTCCACGTCGCCTGTCCCGAAACGACACCTCCCTTCTTTCACTTTCCGACTCGCGGTCTCTCTAGGTTCAGAGAGAGGCTGGCCAAGAAAATGGCACTTTACGAGGATGATCCTTCGTCGTTTACGACGGATCGTCTGACCTACGCCAGCGAGAAGCTTACGCAACTCGTGATGTCGGGAGAGCTGACCCACCGTTGTCCTGTACCTGACGACGGTTCTCTTGATCCTTCCCCGGATCTAAATCAGGGGGGTGATGAAACCACCAAACGAAAACAAAACAATTCTTTCCAGTGCGCCAATGGAAAGTCTAATAATAGGAAGGCGCGAAGGATTGTGAAGCTCTTGCGAGCCGATCAGCACTTAAAGGTCGTTAAGGATCCCTCCGGGGGTCTTAAACGTCTACCTAAACACATTGAGTGCGGTAGCCTCCGTACTAGTGTGCGTTCAATGTTTGCTCCGGGACTAAGTCCTGTTCAGGAGCTTTCCATCAAGACAACACAAAAGGCCGAAGGTAAACCTTGCCGTCGGTGCTCGACTCTGTTGGAGGGTCGCTATTTGATGGCCTATAAAAAGGCGAGGCTGAGCCCCCAGGTGTGCGACAGTAGGCACCTGCAACTCTTCACTGAGGCGTTCTCCAGGAACGTTCCGAGTGGATGGGACAAAAGAAAGTCGCCGTATGTTCCTAACGGTCATGCTACACGGCAGTACACTCGGTCGCAGGGCGGTAACTGGCAGCAGGAACCGTTCTCTACTGAGCCGAGAGTGGAACTCGTGTGGAGCTCCGGGAAACCGCGAGTGGTCACACTATACTCGTCAAGAAATGTGGAGGTGCTTACGCCCCTTCACAACTCGTTGTACAGCTTTCTAAAAGGAAGGAATTGGCTTCTCGTTGGTAGCCCGACCAGTGAGAAGCTCCGCCGTCTCCGTGAGGGAACTCGCGGAACAGAGTGGCAGTCGTTCGACTACGAGGCTGCCACTGATAATATTAAGACCATGTACGTCCGGCGAATGGTCGAAGTTTTAATCGAGAAATCGGACGAC